CAAAGACGCTTCAACCGCTGAGACGGTAGAAGCTACTCAATCCATCACAGCGTCATCTCGACCAGTGGGCGGCTTTACAGCTACACCACGAATCGAAATTACTGCCGCGAAGTATCTTGAGAACAAGATTCAAGCCGCGATGGGATCAGAAGAGGCTCGCCTTTATGTTCTCGCCGCTGACAACACAACCGACAACGCGGGACTCGTCCCAACTCGTCAACTTTCAGAAGTCATCAACGGCGTCTCAAATGGCACTCGTCCATCAATCGACGCAATCTCTCGCGGAGCACTACCAGACGCGGGAATGACCTTTGAAATTCCGCGCATAACCGTTGCACCGACCGTCGCCGTGGCGAACGAAGACGCAATCTTTTCAGATACAGATCAAAACAGCTCATTTTTGAGCGTTGATGTTAAGAAGTTCGCCGGGCAACAAAAATTCTCGGTGGAATTATTGACACGCACTAGCCCACTTTTCTATAACGAGCTTTTGGCGAATATGGGTAAAGCAATGGCTAAGGCACAAAACGCCTATGTCAACGGCTTGCTTGTATCAAATGCAACAATCGACGGCACAACACTTGCGGCACTACCAACAGCGGCAGAGCTAATCGCTTATGTCTCTCGCGGTGCGGCAAGCGTTTACACAAACACTCAAGATTTTGCTAAAAACATCATCATGGGTGCGTCACAATGGGCTAACACAATGTCACTCAATGACAATGGTCGCCCAATCTACATCGCCGCAAATCCGATGAACGCTGGGGGAGCTTTGCGCCCAGACAGTCTTCGCGGAAATGTCGGTGGTCTTGATCTCTACGCAGACTTCGCCGCGCCAGCTGGATCAGATGACGGCTCAATGATTATCGTCAACCCAAATGCTTACACATGGTATGAAGGATCACAATATCAACTACGCGCTGAATCAACAGCTGACGGTTCAATCACCATCGGCATTTATTCATTCGGTGCATGTGCAGTGAAGCTCGCAGGTGGAGCTTTCCGTAACAACAAGTAAAACCATAATCATCGGCTAGGGTCGCTCCCGAAACTAGCCGAGTCGAACGAAGGAGAGCTCATGCCCGCAGTGATTACAGCCTCACAGCTGAGATCAGTCTTGGGCGTGAGCGTCTCTTTGTATTCTGACGCATATCTTGACGAAATAATTAACACAGCCGAGGGCGTGATTTTGCCGCTTCTCGTGTCTCATGCGTCAGCTGTGAACGCATACAAACTTGAGTCAAACGTGGCAACTTTCTACACACAGACTCCACACAATTTTTCAATTGGTCAAAGCGCAATTGTCACGTCATTGCCCGCACCGTTTTCAGCGACTCACACAGTGACGAGCGTTATTGATCCAAAAACATTCACAGTGGCTCTTACTGCCAGCGACGTCAATCTTCGCCAATCAATTCCATCGGGCAAAGCTACTCTTTCCGGATATTCAGCGACCGATCTCTATGCCGCAAATCCCAGAGTCGAGTCTGCCATTTATGTTGTATCGATAGAAGTTTTCCAATCGCGGACGGCGGCGGGTGGGCAAATCGAGGGACAGGATTTTGCCCCGTCACCGTTCAAAATGGGCAGATCACTTTTGAATCGTTGCTCCGGGTTATTAGGCGAATTACTTGACACCGAAGCGATGGCAATGTAATGCCATCATCTATCGCCACAAATGTGCGCGGTGCTTTGAAGACTGCAATCAGCTCAGTCGCCGCAAATTGTTATGACTCAGTGCCAGCCGCTCCACAAGTGCCATTTGCAGTGATCGTCCCAGCCGCTCCATATCTGGAGACCGTTTTAATTGGAAAATCCGTCACGAAAGTCAAGGTCAATTTGGTCGTGACTCTCGGTGTTGCAAATTATGACAATCCATCAGCTCTTGACAATCTTGAGCAATTAGCGATGAGCGTGCTTGGTGCACTGCCCGCTGGATACATTCTTGGATCGGTCTCAAACCCAATCCCAGTCGAACTTGCAAGCGGGGCTGTTGTCCTAGCAAGTGAGATCGAAGTCTCGACCTACTACACACAAACCTAGGAGCAAAAATGGCAACGACCGTCATAACCGGACGCGACATCACCTTGACGATCGCGACCAAAAGCTACGGAGAGCAAGCCACAGCGGCGACACTTTCCGGAGATGTAACTATTGAAACCTACAACACGCTATTTTCTAAAGCTTACAAATCAATCGATAAGCAATGGACTTTTGATGTTGAAATGCTTGCAGACTGGGGCGCGGCAGATTCACTCTGTGAAGCTTTATGGGCGGCGGCAGAGTCAGCACCTAACACAACACTTGCGGTCACAATGGTCGCAGTCACAGGCGCGTCATTTGCGTTCAATGTATTGCCAATCTTTCCGAGCGTGGGCGGTTCAAGCCCAGACGCTCAGACTGTTAGCATGAGCTTCACAGTCGTGGGAACACCAACCGAAACATTCAGCTAAGAGATAAGGAAAACGGGAGCATGAAGGTTGCAATCACAATCGAATACAGCTCTGGGGAGTCGGCGACATTTATCGCCGCTCCGCCGGAGTGGGCTAAATGGGAGCAAAAGACAGGCAACACCATTCAACAAGCGCAAGACAAGATTGGGGTCAGCGATTTGCTTTTCTTGGCATATAACGCCATGAAGCGCGAAGCCGCTGGAAAGCCAGTCAAACCGTATGAAGCTTGGATCGAAACCGTCTCCGACATAAGCACGGAGAGTCAAGACCCAAAAGCTTCACAGCTGGAAGCGTAAATCGTTTACTTTGGGAGCTCGCCATCGCGACGGGTCTCCCGAAGAGTGAATGGCAGACAGCTGAAGACATATTGACCACACTTGAGATTTTGGAGAGACGAAATGGCGGCGGCTAAACAAGGCGTTTATGCAATCGAAGTCGATCCACGTCAGCTCAAAGATTTGCTTGGGGTTTTGCGATCACTAGATAAAGAGACGCAAGATGAAGTCCGCACAAGAGCTCAACCGCTATCGCAACGGCTTGCGGGTCAATTGATGATGTCTGCAAATCAAGCCCCAGCCCCAGCGACAAAGCTTCTCGCTAATTCAAAAGCCATCAAGACTCCGAGAGATAGATTGATCCGTGTCGATATTGGTGGCAGTGTAAAAGTCGGTCGCAAGTATGGCGGGCAAAAGAATTCAAGAGGACAAAAGACAAAGCAAAACTCAGCCCCAGCGGGCGCATTACTTTGGGGCACAGAATACGGATCGCACCCCGGCATTGACTCACTCGGTCGCAAATACACAGACAGATTCAAAGTCCGCGCAAATACAAAGGGTTATTGGATCGCTCCGGCTGTTGAGTTTTATGTGCCAATCGTGGCAAAGGAATATGCCGAGATGATTCAAGAAGTCGCTAAAAGAGGGGGCGTGGCATAATGGCTGGAATTCCAAAAATAAAAATTACCTTTGACGCTGACTTTGATGAGTTAAAGCGCGGGGTCAAAGGCGCGACGAATGAAGTCGAAAGCTTTGGATCTAAAGTCGGAGACTTTGCAAAGAAGGCTGGAGCGGCATTTGCTATTGCTGGAGCGGCGGCGGCGGCTTACGCTGGCAAGCTTCTCGTTGATGGCGTTAAAGCCGCAATTGAAGACGAAAAGGCTCAAGTCAAACTTGCCGCGTCATTGCAAAATACCACGGGCGCGACAAATGCCCAGATTGCCGCTGTTGAAAAGCAAATAACAAAGACCAGTCTTCTCACTGGTTTGACCGATGATGAGCTCCGTCCATCGCTGGAAAGATTAGTCAGATCAACAAAAGATGTTGAAGAGGCTCAAAGACTTCAATCACTTGCAATCGACATTGCGGCAGGATCTGGCAAGTCGCTTGAAGCTGTGTCAAATGCTCTGGGCAAGGCTTACGAAGGAAACGCGACATCGCTGGGCAAGCTGGGAATTGGTATCTCGGCGGCAGAGCTCAAGACCATGTCTTTCGATCAGGTTACTGGCGCGCTTTCAAAGACTTTTGAAGGTCAAGCTTCTAAACAAGCCGACACATTTGCGGGCAAAATGGATCGTCTCAAAGTTGCATTTGATGAAGGTAAAGAGACAGTCGGATCATTTGTGCTCGACGCAATTACTCCGCTCGTCAGCGGAATCGTCAACAATGTCATTCCGAAAATCACACAACTATCAGACACAATCGGAAAAAAACTTGCCCCAGTATTTGCCAACCTTGCAACATTTTTCAAAGATGTCTTAATTCCAATTTTCGGATCATGGTGGGGTTTTATTTCAAACATTGTGATTCCGGGAATCGTCAACTTCTTTCAGCCAATTCTTGAAGGTCTATTTGAAGCATTTGGAAAGATTGCAAAAACTATCAAAAACAATGAAGATAATCTTGCGCCGCTCTTCACAGCTTTCAAAGCTTTTGCGTCTTTTGTCGCTCAGGTTTTGGCTCCGGTAATAGGCGAAGTCTTGGGTGGAGCTCTCAAGATTGTGGGCACTTTGCTCTCTGGACTCATTACAGGCTTTTCAAAGCTCATCGGGTTCATTGATGGGACTGTCTCAGCTATCCGCAACCTAATCAATTTAGTGGCTCGAAATCCATTGGTCAGCGGTATTGGCAATTTGATCTCATCAACATTTGGCGGATTCCGAGCAAATGGTGGATCAGTAAATGCCGGGACTCCATATGTCGTCGGAGAGCGTGGAGCTGAGTTATTTGTGCCTAAGTCAAGCGGCACAATCGTGCCAAATGGCGCAATGGGTGGAAATACCATTATCAATCTCACCGTCAACGGCGCGCTTGATCCGATAAGCACAGCTCGACAAATCACAAACATTCTCAATCGTGAGGCGACAATTAACGGCTCATTCAATCGCGTGGGGTCTTCGCTTTTGGTGGGGGCATGACCAACTGGAATCCACAGCCTACAATCACAGTCGATGGGACTGATCTCACCAATATAACCTTGTGGGGCGTTCAAATAAATTTTGGTCGCACAAACATTTGGGAACAAGCTCGAGCCAGTTTTGCAAGCATTTCAATCGTGAACTTATCGAATACCGATTACGGCTTCGACATGAATCAAGTCGTGAGCGTTAAGGTCAAAAACTCTGCCGGGGTTGATGTCACTCTCTTCACGGGCAAAATCACAAGCGTGGACAATCAAATCGCCGGATCGGGCACAAATGCCACTGTGGCGACTCAAACCATAACAGCGGTCGGAGTCTTCGCAGACATGTCTCGCAAGCTCATTGGCGGCACTGCATGGGCTAAAGAGATGGACGATGTCCGCATGACTCGAATCTTTAATGACGCCGGGGTCACGATTGACACTGTTGACACTCCGCCCATATATGAATTTATGGCAGTGACGCCAGATGTGAATGACGCTTACACTTACGCGGCTCTATACGCCGGACAGGCTTTCGGTTATATCTATGAGACCACAGATTACAAAGTCGGTTTTGCAAATGAGTCTCGTCGCTTTGTGGATCAGCGGGACAATGGTTATTTTGTAATTCCGACCAATTACATGCTTTGGAATTCGATTGCAAGCCAAAAAACTCTTTCAGACATTGCCAATTCAATACAGGTCAGCTACCGAGCCGGAATCGAATCAGCTGACGATCTAACTTCACAAGGCACTTATGGAATCATCGCTGGATCTGTGACCACAGAGCTTCACAATGCCGCAGACGCTCAAGTGCAAGCTGACCGATACATCTCCCTCAGAGCTGTGCCCCGGACATCACTTGCGGCGTTCACAATTCAGGTCGATTCGCCCGATGTCACTGACGCGGATCGCGACAAGTTTTTGAACATAAACACAAGCGAGCCAATCGAAATCATCGGCTTGCCTATTGGAATCAAAAACACGACTTACAAGGGATTCGTCGAGGGTTATTCAATAGCGTTCAACGAATATCAAATGACGCTGACGCTTAACACATCGGATTACACCTATTCCGTGACTCCGACCCGCTGGCAAGATGTCCCCGCGAGTCTTATCTGGAATGACGTTGATCCTTTATTACAATGGGTCGATTATCCTTAAGGGGGAGAAGTAATGGCAACGAGTCCGTATTATGGTTGGGACGAGCCGGACAACACCGCTTATGTCAAAGACGGCGCGCTTGCTATGCGCACGCTTGGAAATGACATCGATGACACAGTCAACAAAATTGAAAATTTCAAGGGTGAGAATCCACACCCTTTTCTATTGATGGGAGCCTAAAAAATGGCAACGACAACTTATAAAACACTTGGTCAAGCCGCCCCAGCGGCAACGACTTCGACTGATCTTTACACAGTGCCCGCGGCTACTTCGGCAATCGTGTCCACAATAACAATTGCCAATCGTGCGGCTACTGACGCAACTTTTCGGATCTCGCAATCATTGACAGGTGCGGCTCTGACAAATAAAGATTATCTAGTTTATGACGCGACAGTTCCAGGATCAGGGTTTATCACGCTGACTCTTGGAATAACTATGGCGGCAACCGACAAACTTCGAGTTTATGCGTCATCTGCAAATATCTCTTTTAACGCATTTGGGACGGAGTTAGCATAATGGGTTCAAATGTATATCCTTCAGGACCAATTCAACGAACTCAAGAATTTACAAGCGGAACTACTGCTTGGGTATGCCCTAGCGGAGTTTATGCCGTAAATGTTTTTTTAGTCGGCGGTGGTGGTGGTGGTGGTAATTCTTACGGAATTCAAACCAACAATGTCGGCGGCGGTGGTGGTGGTGGTGCGGCACTTGAAAGAGTTTTAAGTGTTACTCCTGGAACTTCTTACTCAGTAGTAATTGGCGGCGGTGGTGCTGGTGGGAACGCGGCGGCGGCAACAAATGGAACTGCTGGCACAAATTCAACTTTTGGAGCATTATTAACGGCAACAGGCGGCGGCGGTGGTGCGGCTCCTGGTAATACTGCTGGCAATGGAGCAAATGGCGGCGGAAGTGGAGATGCTCGTTCAGGCGCAAATTTTGGCGGCGGCGGTGGTGGAATTGGAACTTCTATTTTAAGTTATGTCAATAGTGATATAAGTTTTGCAACTATGGGCAATTCTGGATCCGCTCCGTTTATTGCAAGCAATACTACTTATTTTGGCGGTTCAAGACACGGCGGCTCCGGAATAAATGGTTTTGGCGGTGGCGGTGGTGGCGGTGGTTCTGCCTCAGTATCTCGCGCAGGTTCAGGTTCTCATGGCGGCGGGCAAGGTGGCGGCGCGGGAACTGCTGGAAGTAACGCAACCGCTAACACAGGTTCTGGCGGTGGCGGTGGTGGCAACGCGGTGGCAAATACAAACACAATAGGCGGCAATGGCGGCTCAGGATATTGCAGATTGGTATGGTTACAATAATGGCTCACTTCGCAGAAATAGATAAAGATGGAATCGTGCTTCGCGTTGTCGTGGTTGATAATGAACACGAAAAACGTGGTCAAACTTACTTGGCTAAAGATTTGGGACTTGGTGGAACCTGGGTTCAGACTTCTTACAATCACAAATTCAGAGCTAAATTCGCTGGCATTGGTGATATTTATGACAAAGAAAACGATGTGTTTATTGCTGATCCAAATCAACCGCTTGCACCTGTTGAGGAATTAACAGATGGAATCGCCTAAAGGATCACTTGCCAGACTTCTCGAAGTTATGATCGCGGAGATTGGCTACGTTGAGACACCGGACAACATCACGAAATATGGCAAAGCTTTCAGAGCTGACGGAAAACCGTGGTGCGGATCTTTCCAAAATTGGTGCGAGAAGCAAGCCGGGGTCAAAGTCGTGAACACTGTCTGGACTCCGGGCGGAGAGCTTGCATATAAGGAAATGAACAAATTGCACAAGACTCCAAAAGTCGGAGATTTGGGCTTTATGAATTTCAGCGGCGGCAAGAAGCCGGAGCATGTGGCTCGAGTCATCGAAGTCAACAAAGACACAGTCAAAACAATCGAAGGCAACACTTCGGACAAGAATCAAGCAAATGGTGGAATGGTGATGGTCAAGGATCGTCACATTTCGTTATTTGTCAGCTTCGGGCGTCCGGACTTTGTCGAGTTTTCGGGAGACCTACCAAAGCTACAAACCCCGAAAAAAAAGGAGAAGACTAAAAAATGACAAACTTCAAAGCAATGGCGGCTTCATGGGCTCGCTCATTCTTAGCGGCGGCACTAGCTGTCTATGCAACAGGCAACACAGATCCAAAAGCAATCGCGTCAGCTGGGCTTGCGGCAGTCTTGCCCGTGATTCTTCGCTGGCTCAATCCAAAGGATTCTGCTTTCGGCGTAAGTAAGTAATTGATTCAAAGATTTATCCTGTTAGGGCTGGCACTGTCTTCGGTGCTGGCTCTTTCAGCATGTGAACGATATGACGGATACACACGCTATCCATGTCAAGACTTTGAAAATTGGGAGAAGGCAGAGTGCCAAAAGCCAGAGTGCGAAGTGGCTGGAGTCTGCACCGAGGATCTACTCGGCGACATAGTCAAACCTAAGCCGAGGGAGTAAAAATGCGCCAAAGGTATTCGCCCGAGGAAATCAAAGCCAGATTGATTCTTTTCATTGGGATCACATTGTCGGTCGTTTTCCTAATTGTGACGCTTGGGATTGTCTATGCTTTGATTTTTGTGACTCAGCCAGTGGCGGCTCAAGCACCAAATGACGCGGCGTTTATTGATCTACTCAAAACCCTTGCAATCTTCTTGACCGGGTCTTTGGGTGGAGTATTGGCAAGCAATGGACTCAAGGACAAGGAAAGAAAAATCGTGCAAGACACGCCGAAAATCGAGCGGGATTCTTGACAGTCGCAACCTTATGGCTCACCCTGTAACTAGGGAGCGCGAATGACGCTCTCTGAAACGGGAGCAAAAATGAACGAAATGCAAATTATCTCAGGGCTGTGGGAGCTTCTCTTACTTGCCGCAATTGTCACACTTGCCAGTCTTGCCGCTTACTCCAAAGGATTTCGAGAGGGTAGATCCGAGGGTTATCACCGCGGACGCTCAGTGGGTATGCAGATTGGGGCTGGTCGCAAATGAGCTTCGATTTAACAAATTATGAAGATGTAAATTCTAGGATCAAACGCTTTAGATCCGAATTTCCGTCGGGGCGATTAGTCGCTTACATCGAAGACATTGATGTGGTCAAGGGTTTCATTTTGATGAGAGCCGAAGCCTACCGAGACGACACAGAGACCGTCCCAGCGGCGGTCGATTACGCATTTGAGATCCGAACAGATCGCGGAGTCAATCAATTAAACTGGGTCGAAAACTGCACGACTTCGGTTTATGGAAGAGTAATTGGGTTACTTACTCCGAGCGAGGTAAATCGCGCAACGGTTCAAGACATGCAACGAGTGACCGAAATCGTTGACATCAAAGCCGAAGACAATAAATGGGACGAATGGGTGGGCGTGCCAAAAGCCGCTGAAGCCATTGCCGAGATTGAGCAAAAGCTTGGGAGCAAATTACAAGACGCACCGCCCAGTTGTAAGCATGGCACGATGGTTGAACTCAAAGGCACATCAAACAAAACGGGCAAAGACTACTTTGGCTACAAATGCACAGCTGTGACAAAGCAACAGCAATGCGAGACTGTTTGGTATCACTTTTCATTAAGTGAAGGCGTTTGGTTACCAAATGGGTGAAGCGATGATCTTCTACGCCGACGGGACTTATAAAAGACTCAGTGGCGCACCGGGACTGCCCACCGAGGGCAAATGGAATGGTTGCGATGTATGCCAAAAGCCGCAACCGATGGACGGCGGAATCGCTGACGACTTGAACTTTACTTGCGCCGGGTGTTTGGGCAAATGAGCTACATAGATCTCGACCAGAGTGAAGTTATTAAACAAGCCGAAATTGGGCTAATTAGAGCGATTCGATACATGCCGCAATTCTTGGGCATTACAGAAAAACGAAACTATCAACACGACAAAGAGCGCATGTCTTTTCCGGAGTTTGTTTTGCAACAGAGTGAAGCGATTGGAGCTGAGATAGCTGTGGCAAAGCATTTCGGGACACCGATTGAGGATCTAGCAAATACAAATTACAAAACAGTCGCAGATGTGGGCACAAACATTGAAGTCAAATGGACTCGATGGAATCTGGGTCACTTGATTGTCAGCGATTTGGATCGCGTCGAAGACATTGCTGTGCTTGTCGTAGGAAAGTCTCCAAATTACCGGATAGCGGGCTGGATACCTGTTGCAGTGGCTAAAAAACCACGTTACAGACAAGACCGCACAAATTCATGGTGGGTCACACAAGACTCACTTCAACCCATCGAGAATTTATTGGAGAGTCCTTATGCAAAGTCTTAGATTTAAGTGCCGGATTTGCAAAGCCACAAAAGACCACAAACTAATCGGTGATTTCAATGATCGCTTGCCTGTGGGGATTGTCTGTGTTGAATGTCTGGGCTGTGGGGTCATAGGCATTGAAATGCTAGAGAATCGGATCATGACAAAAGCCGAAAGAGCCGAGGCTGACGAACAGCTTCTCAAAGAAGCTTACGAGAGGGCTATCAATGGCAAGTTATGAATTTGAATGTGATGAGTGCGGCTGGACTGCAACCATTGAGAGTCCAATAAATAACGGAATCGACGCGCCTCTTTGTTGCCATCAGGAAATGAGCCGGATCTGGACAATTCCGCTGGTCACATTCAAGGGCACTGGGTGGGGTGGATCTAAGAAATGAGTTATACACAATCTATCAACACCCTGTGGGACACGCTCAAGAATACGCTCAACCTTGACAATCATTTGACATCATGGTTACGCTCCACTCGCTCGAAGCGAGCCGCTGAGGCGGATAGCTCGCGCGGGCGTTTGGTGCTTATGGGCGTGCTATGTGTAACTTTGTTACAGCCGACTCAGGTCAATGCGGCAAGTGCTTCGAAAGAGATTGAATTATATAAACTCTATGCACATTCAAGACTTCTAAATGAATCACAATTCATCTGTGTATCTATCCTTTGGACTTATGAATCAAACTGGAGACCCAAAGCGCGCAATGGATCGCATTATGGAATTCCACAAATACGAAACCAAAAGGTCAAGAATCTAAATGGCTTTGACCAAATTGATTGGGGTCTTCGCTATATCAAACACCGTTACTCCACTCCATGCAAAGCTTTGAAAGCGTGGGAGACTCGTAAGCTGACGACTGGATCGGGGTGGTATTGATGACTATGCACTCACAGCGTAAAGCCAATAGCGCAATATGGAAGAAGCTGAGGCTTCGAATACTTGAACGCGATGACTGGGTCTGTGCTTGGTGTTACAAATACGCCGATACTGTTGACCACATAGTCCCAGTGTCTAAGGGTGGGCTTGATGATCCGGACAACCTTGTGGCAAGCTGTCGCAAATGCAACTATTCTCGCGGAAATAAATCAGTGACCGAGTTTTTTTTGCAGGGGGATTCCAC